AAACCTGTTAACGCCAAATCGAAATCACATTCTTTTAGGTAATCAAACTGCGTTTGTAAAATATTTAAATCCCATCCTGCATCAAGCGCAATCTTGTTATCAGCAATAACCAACGCAGCCTTTTGGGCTTTTGTCAGACCTGGCAATACAATACAGGGCAATGGGTCTATATCACAAAAAGATGCGGCCTCAAGCCTGCCATGTCCTGCTATGATTACATTGTTTTCATCAACCAGTAGGGGGTTTGTAAAGCCAAATTCTTTAATAGAGCGAACAATTTTAGATATTTGTTCTTCAGAATGTGTGCGAGAATTGCCCTTATATTTGACTAAATCTCGCACAAATATACTTTTATAGTCCCGCAGAGCCATATTTATGGACCCTTTTGTTCATTACTTTTCTCACCTTCCATGCCACCACCAGCTTCACCAGGCATGCAATATTTAGGCTGCATCTTGTTTTGCTGTTCAACACGACGACCATATTCAGATGATACACCATTGTAGTGCGTGTTACCGCTAGCGCCATCTTCTGATGTGTAATCCTTTACATCGCTTTGAGCACCCATAATATTCTCCATTTATATTATTAATCGATTAATAATCGTCTATCAGACCTATTAACAATAACACAAATAAAAATAATTACACAAATATTTAATGCAAGTGTTGCACTAATGCAAATATTGTAGTATACTATCTTTATCAACTTATAAAGGAGATAAACCATGAAACATTCAGATGAAATAACCCTAGCGGATTTAATGGCAGAAGATATTGACTTGTGGATAACTAAATCTAAGGGGTTTGGATATGATTTACAAATGGAAAATGATGAGGGTAAAGTGTTAGATGAAAAGGGGATACATCCTTATGCAATGGACTCGTTTGCAGATTTATGTAGAAGATTTTTACATTTTTATGATAGTGCTAAAGCGCATTGTGAAGGAGATTTATCATGATTAATAGACTAAAATGCATGCTAAAAGGTCATAAATTTATGATGGAATATAACATTCGTTACGGTTACTATAGTCCCTCAACGAATGACAGGTGTGCGTGTTGTGAGCGCAAAAGAGGAACAAAATGACAGAACAAGAAATAGAGCATCTAGAGTCTGTAGCGCACGTGCTGGGTAGAACTCACGGCGCTATATCTAATATTTTAAATATGCCTATTGACTTGGTAAGGCCAAGTCTTCAGGCATTATTTGACCAGATGAATGAAGATATTATTAAGCTGTATTATCCTATTCGTCCAGAATCAATTTAGTTGCCATTGGGCCTTTTGCTGATTGGGTAGGTTCAAAGCATACTTTGTCGCCTTCTTTGAGACTCTTAAATCCTGGCATGTTAATTTCTTTGAAGTGGATAAAGTAATCTTTTCCAGCAGATTCAACAAATCCAAAGCCCTTCTGATCATTAAACCACTTGGTTGTTCCTTTTATCATCATGCATTCCCTTTGTAGTTAATAACAATTGCATCCTAGTAATAAATATAACGTTAAATCCCCCAAATTTGCGATTCTAGACACTTTTACCAGTCCCCCTATACGTTGACAGAGGTTTGTCAGATCGCGGCACGTATGGGCTTGTATGGCCGTTTGCGTAATCTGGCATTCTAGCATCCATCCAAGCTTTCACAGCAACTTCCAGCATTTCGTCATCAAGTAGCCCTTTTAACATATCGTCTTTATCATCTTTGCTCAATAGGCGTGATGCGATAAGTTTTGGGCTAACCCCTAGCTTGACGCCTAGCTGGAACAGTTTCTTCTGGCATTGCTCTGTTGTTAGCGCCATTGTTCTAACCGTTAGATTTGTTTTTTTCTATCCACTCCCCTACCCATTCATAACCACGTACTTTGGCTGCATACTCTTGAAAATCTTCAGTGGAGGGTTTGGTGGGATCTTTAGGAACTGCTGTAGATGTATTTTCTTTTTTAGAATCTGATTTTCCAGCAACCTGAAAAACTATATTTTCTGATTTTAATTTTATTAAAAGTTTTAACGCGGCTTGAGCTCTTTGTATGGGGGGATATTTCTTTTCGCTGTGGTTGGCAACATGCTCTTTCACTTCTTCTAAAAATTCTGAATCTGTTCTCGTATCTGAATCTAGCTTTTGCTGGAGTAAAGATTTGTCTAGGGTGTTAGAAAAAATAAAACTACTACTACTTGGGTTTTCGCAGTTAGTTAGTTTCTTCTTTTTATTTCTTTTTATTTCTTTTATTTTATGTACCGCTGTTTTTGCGGAGGGGTCCGCTGTTTTTGCGGAGGGGGTCCGCTGTTTTTGCGGAGGGTGGTATGAATCAGACTTATAGCATAAATTTTGGTTTATCTCTTCATGCATCCAGGGATGGTCGTAGAATTCAAAATGGTTGTGACCTCCGTCAGACTCGGTGTACGACCCAATTAGTTTATGGGCGCGAAGTCTATTTAAGCATTCCTCCACAGTGCGCGCAGGAATTCCAAGTTCTTGACTTAATTGATTTGCGCTTCTATGGGCTTTTCCTTCTGCCGTAGCCCATTGCGCAAGTCTTCCATAAACCTGTTTATCTGAAGGTCTTAATTTTTTGGATGGAACTTGACTTAACCAGCATGGAATAAAAACTGCTGGAGCATAAGATTTAGGGTTGTGTAATTTTGTAGACATGATAATATTCACCTCGTTAATGGAGTGGTCGGCGAGACACGTTAATAGTTCTACTCAAAAGAACCGATTAACCCACTTGTTTGCACCAAGTGGGTGTGAGGGCAGGATGCCCTACGTTTACTTTGTTTTATTTTTCAATTTATTTATACAACTTCTGCATCTTAATACCAGATTATTAATCTCATAGCTTAGCAAAGATTCATCTTTCTTCATAACGCATAAACTATTCTCAACGGATTTACTGCATTGATCGCATTTATATCCTCGCTCAATGGTAAGTTTTAATCTGAGCTTAGGTTTGCTCTTATCAAAAGCTATTTTTTGTTTTTCTTCTGGAGATTTCTCAGGAGGTGGTGGGATTACGTAATCACCGTTTAAAACATCAACAATAGCTTGTGCTACTCTAGTTTGTTCTTCATTAGCATGTTCGCTGCCTAAAACAATTAACGCCTTTCTTTTATAATTTTCTAAAGTGGTAAAGGAATTGTATTCAAGAAAAGATCTCCAGCCACCACGCAATTCATAATTTTCAAATAAATCGATAGTATAGAGAGCATCTAACTCCTCACCATCATTCAAAACATCTTTAATGGCAGACAATAAAAGAGGATTTTCATTTTTAATCGCATCTTTAATCTTTTCATTTTCAAAATTAATATAAATCCCAATTCCGGACTCGCAATATCCCATATCACCAAATTGAAATTCAAACCCATTTACCTCTATATTCATTGCATACGACATGCTATACTCCACTTGTTGATTTTTTCATGAATCACCTCCTTAAAGTAAAATACAATAAAAGCCCTGCGGTTGTTCTCCATCCTCAGGGCTTTTTTGTTTCAGGCATCATACTCTTTTAATATGTCTTTTAAAAACTCATCCACTAAATTAATCTCAGCAATACTAAAATAAACAGGCTTTTCATTATCCGGGTCTCTATCATACAAAGAATTCGCAATTGCTTTAAGTAAAATCTCAGACTTTTCATGAGTATCGATTTTCAATTAAATCTCCTTTGCTTTTTAAATTTCCATTGAATATAATATCATCAGTATCATCGTGTTCATTGCTTGGCACGGTGATCTGTCAGCGGCTTACGCCAACCTAATGCTTGAGCTTCATACTCAGGCATTAGGTCATCATATACCATGTAAAAGATTAATTATAGGAAATTGGTTTTTTCAGGGATTTGCTTCCAAATATCGCACTTATGACAGCCTTTAAAAACACCCATCTTAAAAGTAAAGTATTGGTCCTGGATAACAGCCTCTTTTAGCTTTTTTTCATGGGCAATAAAACAATACAAATTTTTAATTACGCGGATCATACTCATCATCGTTTGCTCGTCCTTGCATGGCTTTTTCAATTTCACCAATTAATCTATCGTTAATATAACGATGCAAACACCAAGATGCCCACACCGCGCGTCCTTTCATAACCTCATCCGTGCCATTTAAGTGTTTTAATAAAGATTCAAAAAACTTAATATGCGACTTTAAACAATCTTTAGCCGCTTTAATGTTGTTTTCTTTACTCATTATTTTTTTCCCTCTAATCCTGAATAAATATTGCGTAAATAATCTATGTATTTCCTATCAATACCTCTGTATTCATTATCAATATCTCTGTGATTTATAATGTAATCAATTTGAGATTCGATACAATATTGTCTCATTGAATTTTTATTTAGCATATTTTGTGTACGCCAATGAAGCCTAACCCATAGACAGGTAGCTCCAAAAAATAAAAAAGGATTTGTCATTCTAAGAAAATCATTAAAATAAGCAAGTATCAATACTATTGTTTCACTCATGCTCACAACTCCATTCTGTTTTCAATTGGCCACCACTAAGTCGCTCTAACTTATATTGAGAACCCTCAGGAATATAACCCCATTTTATCCAATTCCTCAAAGAACCCATAGACATCTTAGTTATTTTATTAAATTTATATAAATTCCCATAGAAATTTAATACATCCCCTGGTTTCAATTTTATTCTCCTAAAAATAATTTATAAAAAAATAATACTACAATGCTTGACGTAATGCAAATGTTGTAGTATTCTTAATTTACGTCAATACCGACGTAGACTTAACAAAGTAAAGAGGTATAAAAATGCAAGAGTATAGCGAAACATCAGAAAATGAGCATTATTTAACTGTCAACATTAAGGAATTGGATAGAATAAATAAGAAATTGGCTAAGCTTTTATTGAGAAAAGAGGAGTTAACAGAGAATATTATTGGCGCTTTCGGACATGAGCATGAAGGTCAGCGCCAATATGAATATGATGTTTGGAAAGTAGAAATCAAAACACCGTGTATCTATTCACTCAATAAAAAAAGATATGAATCAGGCAACGTAAGCATACCTGATGAGTTCAATCCTATCAAGCAATCAATATCATATTCTATCGATAAAAAACTTTGTGATAAATATTGGGAAGATGCTCCGGTAGATATTAGAAGTTTACTTTTTAAAGTAATTGAAAAAAAACCTGGTAAAAAAAGCGTGAAAATCTTCGGGAGAGATAAATGAGTAATACAGTCCTTGTGATTGGTCAATCAGGATCAGGAAAAAGTACATCCCTTAGAAATCTTGACCCAAAATCAACTTTTATAATCTCAGTCCTTGATAAGCCTCTGCCATTTAGGGGATATAAGAGTCATTACAATGAGAATAACAAAAATTTTTATTGTTCAGATGACTATAAATCGATAATAAATTATATCAACGCTATAAGTGAAAGGCGCCCCGATATTACAACCTTGGTTATCGATGATGCACATTTTTTAATGGCAAATGAATTTATGGGGAGAGCTTCAGAGAAGGGATTTACCAAATTTACAGAGATAGCACAACACATGTGGCAGGTTATGTCTGCGATAACAAGGACAAGAAGAGATCTTACATGTTTCGTTCTCTCCCATAATGAGATTGATGCAAATGGGAACTCAAGGCCAAAAACAGTAGGTAAACTTTTAGACGCTCAAATTACCCTGGAAGCCATGGTTTCTGTATGTCTTCAAACAGCCGTTGTGGATGGTGAATATAAGTTTCTAACTCAAAATGATGGTAGTAATGTCTGTAAATCACCGATAGGATTGTTTGATGAAATAGTAATTGATAATGATTTGTTGGTGGTAAAAGATGCAGTTGAAAAGTACTTTAATGACGAGGAGTGATAATTTATGCGACAAACGGATAAAGAAATTGTGCCCATGCTGTTATATCCGAAAGAAGTGCGGAAATTATTAGGCGTAGGGGCGGGAAAATTCTATGAATTTATACATCTAGATAATTTCCCAAAACCAAGAATGGTTGGAACTGTAAAAACAGGCATGTATTTGCGAGAAGAATTAATAGAATGGGTTAGGTCTTTGCCTATTGACAATAAATTAATTGACACTGAGGAGCTATAAACATGAACGATTTCTGGAGCAGCGATCTTGGGGAGATAACTGGTAATCCTGCCGATGCATTTGCTAAGTTTAAAATGCAAATACCAGATGGAACTACCGCACTTGCCCGCATTGAAGCATTTGTGAACGATGAATACCAAGGAAACAAGTTCCTTAAAATAGAATGGGTATTAATAGATGGAGATTTTAAGGGCGCAATAGTAGAACAAAAACTTAAAGTATACGGTGATACGCAATCTAAAGACCCTGCAAAGGCCCGTCATCGCGCTTTAAACATGTTAAAGCTTATTTATCAGCTTTATAATATTAAGCCTAAGCATGCTAATGACCCTACTGATGCAGACCTTTTGGTATTTGTAGGAAAGAATGCAGGAATAAAGATTCGTGAAACAGAACCTAATGATAATGGTCGCCAATATAATTGGGTAGCTGAGATTCACGATGCAAAAGATTTTAAATCAGAAACTGGAACAAGTCTTGTGGTTACTCATAAGAACTCGCAGTCAGATTTAGATTCAGCATTCAGCAGGAACGCACAAGCTGATGATGCAAACGACATTCCTTTTTGAAAAGTATTAAATATTAAGGCAATCGCGGTGCTGACAGTGAAGCACTTATCCCCGAACGCCAAAAGGTGATCTTAGAAATAAGAGACGGGTGGGCCGGTAGGTAGCCACAAGAGCCCTAGAACGATACGACTACCATAAAGTTGGTGCAATTCCAACCGATTGCCATCACTATTAGGAAGATAAATGACCACAGGAAAAATAACAAAGTTAATCGAAAAGCATCAAGAGACTATCATTGATGATGTTAGAGATTATATCGGGGCCAGCTCTATCGGCTCCGACTGTTTAAGGCAGATATGGTATGCGTACAAAGGATTTGAATCAACTGGTGTTCCAACAAAAACCAGAAGGACATGGGACATAGGTAAAAGGCTTGAATATCTTATTTTTGATTGGCTAGAGCTTGCAGGTCTTCAGGTAGTACGTACATGGTGGGATCTTAAATCTCAAAACGTTCCATCCTTTCGAGGGCACCTAGATTGTGTATGGATTAAGAACGGTAAAGAACACGCAATCATTGAGGTTAAAACCGCTAAGGACTCAAGCTTTAAGGCTTTTGTAAATAAAGGTTTAAGGTTATGGAATCCTCAATATTATGCCCAGGTTCAAGCCTATATGGGAATGAGTGGCATTCATAGTGCATATATACTTGTACTAAACAAGGATACTAGTGAAATTTATGATGAATTTTTAACATTTGATGAAAAGTTTTATAAAGAATTGGAGGATAAGGCATTGATGATATCGCAATCAGACATTGAGCCACCCAGGGTAAATGGTTCTCCTTTATGGTATCAATGCAAATTATGTAAATATAACAAGGAGTGTCATAAATGATAGAGGAATTAAATGATAGTGAAAAAAATTATTTGGGGCATTTATTTCGAGAACACGATGAAGCAAGAGAGAAAAAGCTACATGAAGAGCTATCCATTTTATCTAAATACAAAGGAGATTTGGCTAGAAAATATGAACAGTGTGGCGCATATCAAAATACTTTGGTTGGATGCATGAAAGATATTATAAACAAACAGGATGAATTATTTCATGTCATGCGTGATTTAATTAAGGTTATAACAGGAAAGTACCCAGAATCTACTGGGCGGTTGGAAGGAATAGAATTATGAATGAAATAACACCAGAAGACCAAGTATTAAAATCCCACCGTTTCCTAAAAGGGTTCATAGAAAAGTTCGATACAGCAGAACGTGGAGGCATTCATGATTTCATGGAAGTGACTCTATCCAAAATGATAAATGCATCCATTAAAAACATTGATGAATATCTTAATACAGGTCACAAAGAGGTTAGTGCTAATGAGATTATGCAAATAACTGTTGAATCTTATCAGAATGTTTTGGATGGCATAAAGCGAAATTTGGATAAAATGAAACAGGTGAATTTTAAATGATTAACGAGGAAGAGCAAAAAATCCTAGATGTTGTTGGTCAAAAATGGACATTAACCTTTGACAGTGCACATGGAACAAAGAGTATGGGAATATGTAATTCTCATCTTATGTTGCCAGAGATAGTGAATAGCATACGTTCAACGGGTGGAAAAAATATTGTAATTACTGATGAAACTATTTTTTTTACATATGATAAAAAGGATTAATGTTTATTTATGAAACAATTGCGCCAATATCAAATAAAAGCTGTTAGGGAATGCTGGGAGGATTTAAAAAAAGATAATGGTCCTGTTCTTTTAATGGCAAGCGTTGGTAGTGGCAAATCATTAATGATTGCCAGTATTTTATTATCAATGCAAAAAGCAGGTAAACGCGCCCTGTGCCTTGTAAATAATGCGGAGCTTGTAAGAAATAATTGTGCTACGCTTATTGAAGAAGGGGGAAATGCGTCGGTTTATTGCGCCGCACTTGGCTCTAAGGATATAAGCGGTCCCATTGTTTTTGGGACTCCGCAGTCAATTTTAAATGGGATTAATAAAGATGAAGATATCGCAAAAATTAAGTTCAATCTTATTGTTGTTGATGAAGCGCACGCTATTAATTATATCAATCATCGCTCCTGTTTCATTCGTATACTTAGACATTACAAATCAGTTTACCCCGATGTTCGACTCCTCGGAGCCACAGGAACTAACTTTAGATTCAAAGGCTCAGCAATCGTTGGTGAAGGTTGTCTATTCAAATCACAAGTGGGTAACATTACCACGGAGCAGTTAATAGCTGAAAATTATCTTATCAGCCCTAAATTTGAGATTGATGATAATTTAATAATAGATTTTTCTAAGGTTAAGGTTAAACAAAACGGGCAGTTTGACCAAAAACAACTTGAAGAAGTGATTGAAAAAAGTACGCGCCTCACTGAACTTATTTGTCATCAAGTGATTCATATCATGGAAAGTCAGGATAGGTTCGGATGCTTTTTGTTTGCAACTACCAAAAAGCATGCCTATGAAATTTTAAGTCATTTGCCTGCCCATGAATCTGCTATCATTTTAGGGGAAACTCCACAGCATGAACGTACTGAAATATTGGATAAAGCAAGGTCGGGAGTCATTAAGTATCTTGTTAATATCGCTATTATATCAGTTGGGGTTGATATCCCATCTTACGACACTATTGCCTACTTGCGTCCGACAGAGAGTCTTGTGCTTCTTGTTCAGACCATGGGTAGAGTCCTGCGATTGTCACCCCAAACAAACAAAAAAGAAGCCTCAGTCTTAGATTTTGCAGGAAACATAGAAAGACATTCTGACTGGGATAGCCCGTTGCTGCTAGATGCATTAAAACAAACCATAGATAAAGACAGGCCATTAGTGATAAGTTGTCCGGCATGCCATACCTTTAATACTGAGCATGCTAGAAGGTGTGTAGGGATTATAGATAAAGAAAATCATCAAGGTCGTTGTACTTATTATTTTGAGTTTAAGGAGTGTGTAAATAAAGTGGAGGGCGTCAATTGTGGCGCCCAGAATGATATTTCATCAAGACATTGTCATAAATGCATGCAAGAATTAATAGATCCCAATGCTAAACTATCTCTTTCGCACGTTCAAAAGAAAACATTCTCGGTAGTAGTATTAGAAGCTAAGTACACAATTTCAGGCACTAAAAATGGATTTAGAGTTAATTGCACTTATAAATGCAAAGACGAAGCCGGGAAAATAGGTTCTGTTAGTGAAAATTATTCACCAACCAGCGACAAAGCTATAAGAGTTTTTTATGGTCAGTTCGTTAAAAAACATTGTTTAAATGCTCATATTTGGTATACTAATCTTAATAATCTCATTAAAGTTGAAGAAATGCTGCAACATGCAATGACTCCCATTAGTCTTGATCTAAGAAAAGAACATGAGGGGATAAAGATTAGGAAAAAGATTTTCATGTAGTCTATACTTAATATGTTGGCTTAATTTTTAAAAGGATTTTAAAAATGAAACAGCATTTGCCTGAGTTTTTGAAGACTCTATTAATAGTTGGTGTAATTATTGCATTAGTAAGTATTGAGTCTTATGAATATGGAAAATGCAAAGCCGATGGAAACACAGTCTATTATTGCATATCAGAAATTATTTAGTCCCAAATATTAACAATATAGGGAGCAATGACTATGATACGTATCATTATGTTATTTTTTTTATTTTGTAATTGCGCTAATTCCTTTCCTACATACCTTCAGGGTATACTCACCTGCAAAGCAGCATCCCGCAATACATATTCAGGAATAGATGTTTATGGATGTTATATGGGAGATTGGGATCAAACTATCTTGACCCTCAATGATTACTTTCTTTATAACAAACCTGAAAATGTTATGATTGCTGTTTTTTATGATGAAAAAACTAAAAGGTTTTTCTTTTACTATCGATGATTTGGAAGGTTTGTAGAATGAATGTTGAAATACTTGAAAAGATTAGCTCCCACAGCAAAGAGAAAAGAGATTTAATACATAAAGCAGCAGTAGAAGGAGATATAATTGCATACATATTACATCCAATAACTAAAGAGGTGATAAAGGTTCATCCCGATACAGTAAAGAGGCTAAAGGCAGGAGAGGTTTTGACGGTTAGGGATGTGTTGTCTAAGGGCTGGCATTAGATGCAATACAAATATAAATTAGAGAGAGAAATTGTAAATTTACTTATTAAAATTAAAAAAATTGTTTTAAGAGTAGATCCTTTTTATGATTCGCCATTTCCACATATAAAAAGACAGGAATTTATTGATAAGATTAATGAAGAAATCACAGCACATTATTCACACCTGAATAATCCGAAGAGATTTAAATAATTATTAATTTTAGACATGTTTTTGGCACCTGTCTTAAGTCTAACAAATGTGATAATCAGACTTAGTGATAAAACTGTATACATTCAATAGCAAATAGAATATGAAAGTATCTGAAAGCACAACTCATTACCGGTATAAATTATGGTCAACAACATGGTCTAGAAATATACTGTTTTTTTGGTTCATCCGTTAAACTATTTTGTTTAAACATTTTCAAATAGTTGTTAATAACAACTATTGCGGCGTCAAATCCCCAAACTGCTATTGCCATGTATCCCATTTCATTTTTTCTATATAAAAATTCACTTTGCTCTACACTTAGTTTTCCTTTGCCTACTTTTAGCTCAATCCATAGGCCTGCATACCATGGGCCTTCTGGGTTCATTATTGGGACAGCAAGAAAAAAGTCGGCCACACCTTTTTTAACTCCCATTCGTTTAAATAATCTTCCTTGTTGCATGGAGCATTTTCTTTCATTTGCAAAATGATGAAAGTCATCACTCAATTCTGGGAATTGGTAATTGAACCAGTTAACGATATTGATGTGATCTACCTGCTCAGGTTGCAATGACATAATCTACCTTAAAAGTACTGCGTCACAGATGCATGACGCAGTTAATAGATAAATGTATATTAAACGGTTGGGATTATACTGTACCATAAATGAACAACAAAAGTACTATCACCTGTTGTAAAGTCTTGGGTTAAGTTAGACAAATACAATCCTTTATTAACAGTGGTAGTAAATGGAGCAATGGCTACTGTATTTCCGGATACGCCGTTAAATGCAAAGGAAGTGCTTGCGGCTGCAAAGAAATCTGCGGCAGCTTCAGTAGTAGATGCAGCAACGCCTGCTCCGTGTGCAGTAGAGTCGTATTGGAATCCAACAACGCCACCAGCTGCATAATCAGCAGATACAAATGTCATTGCAATTACTGCACGTTTCAATACGATTAAAGTATTGGCGCCACCTGCGGCAACCATTAATAAAGGCGTATCATATAATGCCTTGAAATTAGCAGCAGTCATTGGCACGGCTACATATTTCTCAACTAAAGGAGATAACATTGAGCTTAATACTTTGTTAGCTCCAATTGCAGTTACGCCGGCATTACTAATAGTGACATCTCCTGTAACAGCTGTTGAAGTTGCCACATTTGCAACGCTTCCTACTAAGATATTTCCACTAGATAAAGTTGCAAGTTTTGAAAAATCTATAGCGGCCGCTGCATTAACTTTGGCATTAGTAATCGCGCCTGCAGCGATGCTTGTAACGCCAGTATTTGTGATTGTGACATCGCCTGACATCGCTGTAGCGGTGGCAACATTACCGGCGCTTCCTAATAAGATATCAGCAGAAGGAAGGGCTGCTAATTTACTAAAATCAATAGCGGCCGATGCATTAACATCTGCATTGACAATAACGCCAGTTGCAATTGCTGTAACGCCTGTGTTACTGATGCTAATATCACCTGTCATTGCCCTATCAGTTGCGATGTTAGATGAGTTACCAACAAAGATATGAGCGCTTTGAAGGGTATCGGATAAACCACCTGAGGGTGCTAATGCATCAAATGTATTATTGTCAGCATCATGGGTGAAAAATCCAATTTGAGCAGGGGAGTAATAAATTAAGACTAAATCGGTTGCAGTCCATTCAAATGTACCGTTTTGTAATAATTCGATATCGGCGGCTATTGCAGTTCCTGTAAGATAGCCTGTTGTTGTTATTGTTGTAAGATCATCTGTTGAAACGATTGCTACTATATTGGGATCGCCTACAAAATACCGTCCTATGGCTGTAATGCTCATTGCGTATCTCCTTATGAGTTATCTGGTTTTATGTTTCAAATTTTTCCTTCTAATTCGGTCCAAATCATCTACACCTAAATAACCAACACCTTCGGCAGCTGCGTCCGTGCGTACACCATATTTTCCAGTATCTCCAGCAATATCAATTAGCTCATCGTGACTTTTATAATCTTCTTTTCGTCCTTCTCTTATTTCAATTGGTTTTCTTGGAACATCATCGTATGCCATGATCATCCCCTATTAATAACGACAATCCTTTTTAACCATCTTCTTAACCATTTTTTTATCTTCTTTTTTATCCATTTTTCGCTCTTTCTTCATGTCTTTCTTCATTGATTCTTTTTTCATTATCCTTTTCCTCCACGTTTGCCTTTATCGAGGATTCGATTGGCTTTATCGTCTATTTTAGCTTTCGATGATGCTGAAAGCTTACCTTTGTTTTCCATCTGCGTGGCCCTTGCTTTGGCATTGGCTGCGTGTTCTCGGTCAGGCATTGGGTACTTTTTTTGTCCAGGTAGTCCAAAATCTGACTTGGGCAATTTGTCTCTTCTTTTAGTTGATAGCTTTGCCATTTAGTTAACTCCTCTAGCATTCATCATCTTTAATGACATCTATAACTTCCATATTATTTTTAGCTTCTTCCGACTCATACTTTTGAATCATTGTCTCACATGCAAATATAGCGCCAGCTAATTGTTGAAGATTAATATTGGCCTGATCACGTTGAGCTATGAAAGAGGCATGTTGCTGTTTAAATTGTTCTAGTAAACTTAAATCATCTGACATTGTTACTCTCCATATTGTTGTTAATCCTTTCACTCTTACTCTATCATTAAATGGGGAAAAAGTAATATATTGTTAGTTCAATTTGTTATTACATCTTCCTGATGTAATTCTTGTTATCTTCTGCGTCTTGCGTAGATAGCGCCACCAACGGTGCTCGTAGAAACACTAAAAGCTGATCTAGCACTTAAATAAACAGTAGTTGTACCAGAAAGACTTATCCTTTGCGCTGGAACACAAAATGATGAAGGGGCAACAGCATATATGGCTGTCCCTCCACCTGAAAAAAATTGAGTGGCATAGAGATTAGAAGCAGGTAATGTAGCTGATGTAGTTGAAATCCAGCCTATGTTAATTATTACTAGAGTTCCAGCAGCGCCATTAAAAGCTACATTCCCCCACACATCCCAGTCACCAGCGGTTAGACTTATCGAAGTCGCGTCTGCAGATGTATTTGAAGTCAAAGAAACTGTACTATCTGCTACAACACTACTAATTATCTGGCCAACACTTAATGCCGCAGCACTATCATTCGTTGTAGTTCCAATTACGCCAGATGTAGAACTAAAGGCAATACTAGGAACAGTGCTAATTGCCTGGCCTGTCATTAGTAGTGTACCGTCAGCATCTGGGAAGGTTACAGTTCTATTCGCAGAAGTAGAGGGCAAATTAAAAATAGTGTTATGTTGAGAAGAGGTCCCTGATGCAAAAGTAAATTGGTTTGTTAAGGCTGCTGTTTGAATTAAAAATGTACCTGTGCCTTTTGTTGCTATAGTCATTCCCACATTAGTATCAGAACCTATTGATAAAATTCCAGGATTTGCTAGTGTTGCATTATTAAATATCTCAACGCTATTAACCGCGGACCCAACAGGTAAAAATGTTAAGACTGCCAGTCCATTGGTGTCATTTATAGTACCAATCCTAGGAGTTACAATAGTTGGGGATGTAGACCCTACAAATGTTCCTGTCCCTGTTGATCCTGAAAGGCCTAAATTAATCTGGTTGTTCGTAGCCATGTCTTATCCTTATGCAACAGTTAGTCCGGTAGATAAAGAGTAATCCACTGACCAGGTAGTATTAGCCACAAGCCCCGTGACCTTTACCGTATCGTATTGATTCGCAGACGTTAAACTTCCAGCAGAACTTGTGACTGAAGTTCCCATGCGAATCGTGGTTGCAGTACCAGCTGCTAACACCCATCCGCCAGCACCAAGCCCCTTAATTTCTACAGCATCTCCCACAGCGAAAGTAGTTGGAAGTGTCACAGTGACGGCCCCAGCATTATTGGTGACATAACCACTATTCACCGCAGCAGATTGAGTAGTTCCAGAAACGGTTGTCCATGTCATACCAGAAGTGGTTGAAGCAATGGTTATGCTTCCGGCTGCATTCGTAATACTTATCCCTGAACCGGCAGTTAACGTAGCGGCGGTAGGAGTAGCCCCTGTGCTTCCAATAATCAATTGACCATTGGTCATCGTTCCGGACCATGCTGGGACACCTGAGCTATTGGTCACAAGTACTGCACTATTAGCAGTTGCTAGTCCTGTCACTGTGTTTGCACCATTAGAATAAAGTAGTGTGCTGGCAGAATAGGTATCGGCAAATGTAGATGTGCTATTGACCCAATTGGTTCCATTAGAGCGCAATATAGTTCCTGCACTTCCAGCGGTAGTAGGGAAAGTAGCTGTAGACCAAGATGGCGCGGCATTTGACCCAGAGACAAGCATTTGTCCAGCAGTTGCAGTGCCGGATAATATAGCCATGGCAGTTGCAGTACTATAGATAATGCCACCATTTGAGGCCGTTAAATTTGCATTACTACCTCCAAAAGCTAAACCAACAACAGTTCCCTGCCATACTCCAGTACCAATAGTTCCTAAAGTAGTAATAGATGCTTGACCCACATAGCTCGCTGATATATCAATAACAGGCGTTGTGCCACCTGTGGATGTAATCCGGTTTGATGTGCCACTTACGGAAGTGACAAATCCAGTTAGATCAGATGTATAGGCTAAAGTTCCTGATGCATCTTGAAAGGTGACATTCCTTGTTGCGGCTGTGTTTGAAAAAAGCAAATTAGTAATGTGCTGATATGAAGTTCCTGAATTAATAATTATAGGATTTGTGGTATTTGCAGAAGATAGGTTTAGCTGACCTATGCCTTTAGTAATAATACCTATACCGATATTGGTGTCCGACCCAATAGGAACTAAAGTAGGCCCACCTCCAGTTGCAGAATTAGCTAATGCAAGCCAATTAACCGCACTAGAAGCCGTAATAAACTCTAGAACATCCACACCATTAGAATCTAGGATTGCTCCCGTCTTTACAGCAGTAAATGTAGGTGAGCTTGATGTACCAATATCCTGAGGTGTAGTTAAAGTAATAGCACCAGCTTGTGGGCTTCCACTTGTTCCATTCACCAAGACTTGGTTTGCAGTACCTGTAGTAGAAGATACACCAGTTCCAGAGGGAGTAGCCCATGTCCCATCTCCACGCCAAAATGTGGTAGCACCAGCACTTGTTCCAGAATTAAGATTTGTAACAGGCAAATTACCAGTAAATCCAACGGTAATTGATCCACTTGCATTTGCCACTAGAATATTTTGACCAGAATTTATAGCAGCAGCCGTAGGATCGCCAGATGTTGTACCTATTAAAACCTGACCTGCGCCCAAAACAATAGATGCTAAAGGTGACGCTCCTTCTCCTATTAGCACTCCATGGGCTGTCAATGATGTTAGGGTTAAAGTTGTAAATGTAGGCGAGCTTCCAGTTGCAATATCCTGTGGCAAAGAAAGCGTAACATCTCCTGTAGGTGATGATGCAATGATCTGGTTAGTTGTGCCAGTAATTGAATGTACAGATGCGGTGTAAAGCCCATCTGCATAAGTTTTATTAACCAAATCAATTCCTGCAACTGGGGCTGCAACTACAGAGCCAGCTGTCAATGCGGCAGTTGATGATGTAATGGTGGCGCCAGGAATTGATAACCCACTTGGTAATGTTGTACTTAATGATGGAACCTTTCCAGCACTCGTTACAAGCACTGAATTTGCAGCAGCAAGCATAGGAGATACTGTTGTGCCTGCGGAGGCATAATAAGGAATATCATTTGTAGCACCAGGGTTTACGGTGCCTGTGCCA